TCTTCAAATGTTAAAGGTATACCAGCAAGTCCGCATCCAAACAGGGCCAATCCAATGTACAGTTTCTTACACAGGGCTATAAGGATTTCTTGGACGATCTGTACCATCATCTTCTGGGTATACTGGATATTTATCTGGATTAGTGTCAGGATCAGTCAACGGTTGCGTTGGCTCCGCATAGCTTACGTTTTGCATTTGTTAGTGCTCCAAAGTCTACAGGCCATTCTTTGCCTGGTTGCAGTTCTGCGGCATTCTTAGGAAATGCATAGTTAACACCGCTTTGTTTTTCAATCTGTGCAACAGGTAAACGGAACTTGGTCAAATCGTTGCCTAGATTAGGATATGGCGCTACATGTGGGAACCACCAGCCTGCCATTTGTCCTGTGTTTTGATCTACCACAATCTTGTAAAGTGCATGTGGAACAACAACTCCAGTACCAATACGCTTGTCGCTAGCATCATACACAGCACCACTGACTATATTGAATGTGTGTCCACTTTGAGCGGCCCATCCACGTACTGATGTTTCTAACAGTTTCCAAATGCCACGATTCAAGCTGGGTGCTTGTGGAGTCATATTGGTCATTAGGAATGATTCAAACTCCACCTGTTGGTCCCATGATTGATCTCCGTCCGGAGCCATGTGGCCTTTGTCGTATCCAGCGGCCGCATAGTCATCTGGGCGAGCACCGCCGGGGATGCTTTGATCTGCGGCAAACGCATTTGAACGAGCAACACATCCTAGCGCATGGCCTGGAGTTAGTGTCCACATGACAAAACGTGGAACTTTGGCTGGAGCATCATAGGCTGCCAAGTAGGCTTCACGACATACAGGCTGTACTGCGCCCTGTACTTGTGGAATACCGTATGGAGCATGGACAGCACATTGTTGAACTGTTCCAGGAGCTCTTTGTGTCCAAGCTGAACTTGTGACACTGGTAACGGCTAAGAGTAAGCCTAATAGAATCTTTTGCATAATAGCACCTTTTGGTTAAGTGCTAGTATTTAGCTATGAAACTGGTAGCACTTGCAATTAGAAGCTGTTGTTGAACCAGCCAATCTTCTTGCCGTTGGCGATGCGACGATCATGCTCAGCCACACTACCTGGCCAGCGCCATGCCCATATGGCCACACACAGCATAAAGATGCCTGTATAGATAACACCACGTAAGGGAACAGTAAAGCTCATGATGATCAAGCTGGAGCTCATCATGGCCAGCATGAAGAACTTCATCTTAGTAGGAAATACACGTTTCTCACCCCAGTTAGTAAGGAACGGGCCAAAGATCTTATGATTATATAGCCAGCGATGCATACGTTCGTTGCCTTTGCTAAAGCAATAGGCCGCAAATACTACGAAGCAACTATAAGGAATGCCCGGGGTAATTAATCCCACATAGGCCATGCCTAAACTTAAAAATCCTAATACATTCCATAAAAACTTTTTCATGCGATCCCCCAACTGTTATTACTTTTTCTTGCTTGTTTATCAAATCCATTTTTACAAATAGATTTAGGACACACCGTGGCATCTTGATGCAATAATATAGGATTATTGTATATATTGCCAAATCCTGACCCGCTGGCATGGCACCATCCTCGGTATACATTTCCAGCATAGTCGACTACGATTTGATCGACTCCGGCCCAACATAAATGCCCTAAGTAATTATCATACAGAGTTTGCTCAGTCCACTGAATTTGGACTTCAACTGGTTGGTCTTGCGGAACTACAATCTTGGAGGATTCTACGTAATAAGTCCATTGCTCATAATTATAGTCTAGGTACTTGTTGTTACCTCGTTGATAGTTAGAAAAAAGTGTTTTGAAACTTACTGAATATGCATGCTCTTTAAACATTTCAAAAGCATCAACCGCCTGTTGCCATCGATCAACTTCAGCATCTGCATTAACTACTATGTGGCACGGAACATTGCTGTTGTAGGCCAAATCAACAACAGATTTGAAATGGTCAGTATCTACTTTGTAATGCCATGCTAAAATTAGTTTGCTACAGTTGGCTATTGCCTGCGACCACCAGGATAGATCTGCACTAGCATTAGTGTGCAGTTGGAATTTAAGTCGAGGATCTAGAGATTCAGTTAGCAGACGTCGAATACTATCAGATACTGTAGGTTCGCCGCCCTGTAGTTCAATATGAATACAATCGTAATTTTTAGTGCTTCTAAGTAAATTATGTAGGCCGGCACTTAGTCTTTCATAAGTTGCAAACGGCCTACTTCCACTGTTAAGACTATGATGGCAATATTCGCATTTGAAATTGCAATCATTACCAGCTTGCCATTGAACTACTAATTCTTTCACTCTAAGAATTTAAGCCATTCTTTGTGTGGTACATTGAAAGAATGCTTTTTTCTTTTGTTTACCAATTCGTAGTAATCAGGCTTATAAGGTTTACGTATTGGTTTCCACCCTTTGGTCTTATCACTTTTATTAGAGTTGCAGGTTTGGCAGGCAGTAGTACAATTATCCCATGTACTCTTGCCGCCTTTGCTCACAGGCATAACGTGATCAAGAGTAGCAACCTTGCGTTCAATAGATTTAGCACAATACTGGCAAACACCTTCATCTCGTAGATATACATTGCCTCTACTGAATCGTACAGTCATTTTTGGTTTCATGTATGTACGTAGGATCATAACACTAGGTACTTGTGTTTCCCAGCTGGCACTATGCACGATCCAATTATCGTGCCACATCAATACATCGGCTTTTTCTAAAACCAAATATCTAATTGAATCTTGCCATGTGAGAGTGCTTAACGGCATATAAGCCACTGGATTACCGTCAGCGTTCAGCAGTAAAGTATCTGCCATTTTGATTACCTCTTTCTGATTGTGTTACAGACCCAATCGAAGTATTTATTATATACGAGATTACAAGTTATGTCAACAAGTTTTCAGCAAACTGTTGAGCACTTTGATCAATAGCATTGCACCACTGATCTTTATTATCTGAGTCAAATACCAAATTGACAGAACTATTTGCCCAACACCAACTTGTAGTAATATTCCAAGGTGATTTACCTTGTATTTCGCCTATTAGTTGTCCCTGTGTCCACCCACACATACCAACGAATAATCTCCAACGCTCTGGAGTATCACCGGCAGCAAGTCTTGGCAATATATCGTCAGCACTACTGAGACTAAATTCGTTGTTAATCCTCATAGTATTTTTACTTTGCCAATCATTAGTGTGCAGGAAGCTGAGGCTTTTGGTATTAATAGGCCCGCCCATATAAACAAATCCCGGAACATCTACATGCATTCCTAACGATTGGGCAAACTCTACTATTGATGTTTGACTACTTCTGTTTAGTACAAGACCAACACTGCCATTTTGGTCGTGTTCGGTGACCATTATCACAGTTTTGTACCAGAAGTTTCCTTTGACAGCCGGAGGGGCGATTAATAAATTTCCTACAATATTCATGTAGGTATTTAGTTATGCGAATCGCTGGACTGATTGTTTTACGTCGGCGATCGTGATAGTGCCGTCTTTGTCTCGATCAAGTCCTCTGTTCTGTGCATACACTTTACCGCTAAAGCCCGGAGCACCAGACTGACCAAGTATATGCTTATCATCGTACCCAATGTACTTGGGCATGAACACAGCCATATATAAATCACCAAGTGTGCCGTTGCCTACACCTGTCATTTTGAAATACTTGTAAACATAGTCTAACTGCTGTACACCATCCATCTGTGCTAGTTCAGATGTGGTAGTTCCTAGTCTACGTGCAGTGTCTGGCATAAACTGTATCAACCCGGTTGCACCTATAGAGTTTTGTATGTGCGGGTTAACTCCAGACTCTTGTTTCATAATAGCCAACAAGTCACTAGCTTTAACTCCTAGTAAGTTTGCTATCTTCTTTAATTTAGAATTAAAATCCGGATCTTGAATTGTACTAGTATCAATTTTTTGTGCATCAACACTATTGGATCGGGCTAGAACATCTTTATACTTGGCAGCAATTTCAGGAAACTTTTCAGCGGCACGTCGAGTAAATGGTCCTAAACGACCGTCAACTCCATCATTCTTAGGACCAAAGTTTCCTAAGTCAGCACCTGCTGCCTTAAGTTCTTGTTGTAATTGCATGACATCTTTGTCAACTGCTTCTGTAATTATTTCGTATATTTTCATGTTATGACCAATCGGGTAGTGGGCCGCCATACTTCTGGCCTTTGATACGATGTCCGCCAACTACAACTCTACTTTTAGGACTTTTTCCTAGCTTATGGCTCTTCTTACCATCTCGAGCACGTAGACCTTGGCTTTTACAGCTAGCAAGATTGCTAGCACCTAGTTGGCTATCTGGCTTTGAACTAGTACACAGCTGACGTGAAGCTTTGCCGTGCTCGTTTAAGCTGCCGCCACAATCTGGACAAAATTGTTCTGTTACTTCGTATAATCTCATACAGATATTTATGCTAATTTAACGATTCAACAAATGCGGCTAAGTTATCAAATATTATGACCTTTGGTTTAATGTCTCTATAAGCATATCTGCTGAGATCCTGCTCAGTCTTAGCACCTTGTCCAGTGCGTACTAATACAGGTCTTGCACCAATAGCAACCGCGGCTTTAAGGTCACGTATAGTGTGCCCAACGTAATACCCACCCTTAAACTGCACATCGCCACGTTCTTTTTCACAGCGTTTGAACATTTCTATATTGGGTTTTACATACGGATCTTGTTTCTGTGCGCCTGCACTGTAATATAGCCCGTCTATCTCTGCAACACCGACACCTCCGAGATGTTTAAACATTTCATCATTAACTAGCTCAACATCTGCTTCTTTGTATCGACCTTGTTCAATTCCTCGTTGATCAGTGATGATACTAATTTTATAACCCTTGCGTCGCATTTCTGCGATAGCATCGATACTACCTGCGATAGGTTTAAAATCTTCGACTCGAGCAACATAGTCGACTATTTCATTAATTACACCGTCACGCTCTAGCCCAACTACACATTTAGTCCTGTATTCGCCGCCACTCCAAATGACACTGGGTTTATTCATTTAACATTCTCTCAAAGTACTGTTTAATTTAGTTAAATCTGCACAGGTGTACTTTTGATATGACTGCTCTAATTCTTTAGGCATAGCTATTTGTTCTACGACTGAAGTATACTGTATACCAATCTCAGTAGCAACATCTAAAAAGCTCTTGGTCTTGCCGGTACCGAGATTCCACAGTCCAGAACTCTTAACGTACAGAAATTTGATGTGCGTTTTAACTACTTCGCTTACATGGATAAAATCTCTATGATAGTTTCTGCTGTTGTCGAATAGTTTTATTGTTCCTGTTGTTTTAGCCTGTTGTGTGAATTTATAGTAAGGACTAGCTTGATCGCCTTTGTGTTCCTCACCCTCGGGACCATACACATTAAAGTATCTGAATATCTGTGTAGTTGCACCCATTGGATGCTCTCTGATATATCGCTCGGCTAGATATTTAGAGAACGCATAAGGAGTACGAGGATCCACAGTTGCATCTTCTTTGAAGTCAGTGCCTAATCCATACACACTTGCACTGCTAGAAAACTGAAAGTTGACACCATATGTTTTACAAGCATTATAAAGTTGTCGAGTAAAATCATAGTTCTGTTTAAGAACTTTATCTACATCTCGTTCTGTTGTGCTACTGATAGCACCCATATGTATGACCCAGTCTTGTTCCATTACACTAGGTAGCAATTCTCCCCACTCATAGGTGCTTACACAATGTCCGTCAGCTTCTAGAGCTGTTAGCATGTGGCTACCAATAAAGCCCTTATGTCCGGTTAATAATATGTTCATATTTCTTCTAGTCTAGGTGCGTAGTTACCCAAATGCTGTACTGTGACAGCACTGGCATCAATAGCAAAACTAATTGCTTTGTGTATGTCGTGTGTATTTAAGTATTGGTAAGCTAGAGCTGATAAAAATGTATCACCTGCACCACATACATCTGACACTTCTACAGTCTTGGCGCCAAACGCAAAATTGTCATATACTACTCCCCGATCTCCGTAAGTAACAATAAGTCCAGTACATTCACTTTTGAGTTTGCTGTATTCTAGTTCGTTGATCTTTACCCATGCTCCTTGAAACCGTGCCAGATCTGTTTTCTTAGTGTCAATGAAGATAGGAATACTCAGTGCAATAAGTTCTTCTATTAATTCGTAGCTAACAGTTCCTTTATCATAATCGCTAACTACGACAGCATCATACACAGTTGGAATATCTGTTTCAAATATCAACGGTTCTGAAATTACATCTTTGTCGATACGGACTATCTGTTGTTTACTACGTGTGTCGATAAGTCTAGTTTTGGTAGAAGTTTCTCCGAAAAGATAGTTCACATGACAGCCTAGTGCTTCTAGATTATTGAACACATTGCCGGCCATACCTTCTTTAACAATATCGTATTTGGGTACAAATACTGGCACCGGCGCTTCGGGACTAATGCGATCTACACTGCCATATCGATAGATGTCTGTGCAGTTATCGCCTACTAATAATATTTTGAATTGTTTTTGTTGTTGAGTAGTCGCCGACTCTGTCATAATATATTACCCGATCACAATGTTGATTTGCAACGGAACCTTTATCGTGTTTCCAATCGCTGCCTTTGACATAAACATCAGGCCTGTATGTTTTCATTAGTTCTACTAATTCTTCTGTGCTACTAAATGTTTTAACATAGTCAACACATTTTAAACTATGTAGCATAAACATTCTATCACTTTGGTTGTTTATAGGCCGAG